TGAATCGTAAGTTTTTTGTCCGTACCAGTAGTACATTTCACATTCTTCTTTAAAGTCTAACATGTGTAAGTACTCTTCGTAGTCCATCCAAAGTTTAGTAGTAGATCCACCTTTAGTTGGTAAAGAAAATTCTGCTACAAAATCTTTTGCGTTTCCAGACATGTGGTAAGATTTTCTAACTGTAGTTAGTTTATTTCTTACTAATCCTGGAGACTCCCAGTTTGAAGCATTACCTCTAGAGAAATCAACTCCTACAGGTGCATACATTTGAGCCCAAAGAGCTCCTGCTGTAACATCTGCCGCTGCAACTGTTGCTGTAGCTGATGGGTTAACTAACTGTAAAGTGTATGTCCATGCTGTACCACCTGCTGCTTGTGCTGGTTCTTTCATGATACGTGCTTGAGTACCTGCTTGAGATACTAATACGTATGGAAATACAAAGTTTTTGTCAGGAAATTCCAACTCAAAAGTTGATCCTCCTAACCCAACATTTGATGTTGATGCCATTGTTGTTGCTACTGGTCTCGTTCTTAATCGATGTGTTGCCACACGATACTCATATTCTAAACGGTCAATAGATTTAGTATTACCAACACCTTCCGTTAAGAAAGATAGTGGGAATCTTTTATCATCTTTACCTGCTAAATGAGTAATAATTGGAGACAGTTCAGTAGGCTTTGACAACAATGCATTTGCAAGACTGTTCATATCAGTCATTTGCGAGTCATTGTAAAACGTCTTTTGGACGCTTATGTTTGTTCCGTTTACTGCCATTTTTATTTTCGTTTTTTAGGGTACCTATTTCCCTGTTTAGGTATATCTTTAAATATTTAAATCTAAATTATCTAAATCAATATTTTTACTTTTTCTAGATTTTCTCCTAGCATTTTTTACAGATGCTTCTTGATTAGAAATTTTATCTCTAAGAGATCTAGTTGCTTGCGTTTTAGCTTTTGTTTTAACAATATCATCTAAATTAAAACCTTTATACATTAAATAGTCAACAGCTAATCTCATATCCATAGTTGCTTCTGAATGCGCTACATCTCTTTGAGTGTATCCTTTTTCATTTACTGGTTTAGAAAGCCAATTAAAAAATTTATTTTTTTCTTTTTCTGGAACTGCTAATCCAGCAAACTCAGTAGAATCTTGAATAGTTTGAGATACATCATTCCAAAACTCTTGCTGTTCTTGTTGTTTTTCTTCTAATTTTTGCTGTTGTTGCTCTACCATTTGACTTTTTGATTGTTCTTGAACTTTACCTAAAGCTTGTCTTGCTGCCTCAGCTTTAGAATGTAATTTTCCAGAATCTGAATAATCATTAACCATTTCTTTTATAAAGTCTTTATCGTGACCTTTAGTTGTAAAGTAGTCTGATAAAATTGCTTTTTGACTCCTAACATCATCTTCTGCTAATTCAAATTTATTATAATCTAAATTTGGATCGTGAGCTTGCATAAAATTTTGTGACTGACCTCCATTCATAACATACTGTAAATGTTCTTTAACTAAAGGAAATGCTTCAAGTACTTCATCTATTCTATCATCAGCAATTTGTGAAGCTATGTCTTTTGTCATTGCAGCTAATCCATCCGCTGTATCGTCATACTCGTTTTCTGCTTCATACCCTAGTTTATCTAAAACTTCTGACACAACCGTATCATCAGCCTCTCTATCTTCATCATCAGTTTCATCTACTTCCTGATCATCACTTTCTTCTTTATCTTCTTCTTCTACTGTGTCTTCAATATCATCAAGTTCATCAGTAGGACTTTCTTGTTCTTTTACATCTTCTACAGGCTTCTCGATCTCCTCGACAGCAACTGTATCAACTCCATCACCTGCAATTACATCGTCAAAGGTAATGTCGTCTAGTTGAATTTTTTCATTTGGTTCCATATATTGTTTTTGGTTTAAGTTACAAAATTAATAATTATATTGATATTTTTTACAATTTTTTAGTTTTTTGCTTGTCCTTTATTATATAACACTCACTACTTAAATCTTTTTTTGTATGTTTTTGTATAACCTCCTTTTTTAAATTTTAAATTTAAACTTGCATTGTACTGAGGACCTTGACCTAACGCATATGTAACCCCTCCTTTTAAAATAGAATTTTTTGTAGGGTTATAAGTTGTGTTAAAAGCTATTGATTGGTTCTCTGGTTTTATATTAGCTTGCATTTTTAAATTTTTACGATTAACAAGCATAGGACTACTAACTTTATCGTATGTATTTTTTAAACTTAAAACTTTTTCTTTTAGTCCCCCAAATTGAAAGTTTGTTTTATAACCTTCATAAAACCTAGCTTTAGATTGAGTTAAATCTTTTATTTTATTATTCTTTCTATAGTTATCATTATAGTAATGAAACATTCCTAATGTATCAGTAATTTCTGGTATTGCTTCTGGGGATCTTCCATAAACCATTCTCATTGCTTCTACTGCTGCTACAGAATTATCTTTATTTAATTCTTCTTTAAATCCTTTTTTATCTGTAGGTAATCCTAGATTTTTAAATCTTTTAAAATATTTTTTTTGAGTTTTGCTGTAACCTTGTTTTTTACCATCTTCATCTACTCTTTCATCAAATAAGTCATTCAACATTATTGGATCTATAGATGCTTGTGAGTTAGTATATTCTCTACCATAAGCAGCAGGATTATACCCCATACTATTTTCTGCAAAATTAGTTGATTCTAATAATTTTTTTTCTCTATCGTTTGTAGAAACATTAGATATTGCTATTTTTAAGTCGTTTCTTCTTTCTGTTGCAGATTTATCTCCTCCTGTTTGATATTTTTTTAGTCCCCCATATTTTGCATTCATAACTGGTGTAAGATCGTCTTGTGTTTGATCAGGTGCCTTAGCTATATTATTCATAAGATCTATAATATCTTCATCTGAAAAATTATTAAACAATCTTTGACCTATACCTTTCTTACCTTTTACTTTTTTTAAATTTCTTTTCTTAAACTCTTTAAACTTCCCAGTTGAATTAAATATACCGTCTCTTTCCATCTCATATCTTAATTGTATCAAATCAGCTCTTGTTTCGCCTGCTTCTGCGTCATGATGGTAGTGCTTACCTCCCCCCATATTATCACCAGTCTTCCCTTCTTCTGTAACTAGTCTATTTTTTGATGTAATATATTTATTCACATCATTATCAATAGTCATTTGACGGTCATCAGTATGACCTAACTCATGAGCAAGTACTCCATCTTTTCCCATACCTTCTCCAAAAGTTTCCATTTTTAGATTATCATTCCCTAGTAAGATTCTTGGATTTTTTGTTCCATCAGGGCCAGGTCCGGCTCTTTCACTAAATTGTTTATAGTAAGAGCCAGTAGGCATTGTTTCATACTGTGATGCTAGATTATAAAACTCAGTTCTACCGTCAGGAGAATATATTAATGGGGATTTCATAAACTCTTTACTGTTTTGAGTAGCTAATCCTGGAGAAGTACCTGTAGGATTATCTTCAGTCTTAGTTATTCCACTATAAGAATTTGGACTACCTGCAATTTTATTAGTCCTCGTAAGGAGCTCATTATAATGTCCACTCTTTAAATAATTATTAAAAAAGTTAATAGGACTTCCTAATTTTTCATTATCAGAAGTAACTAAAGTTCCATCACTTCTTTCTCCACCTGTCTGTCTTATTTTTACTTCTTCTCCAGTAAGTAGTTTAAGATATTTATTCTTACCTTTAATTTTTAAATATTTTAATTTATTATTAGGTAGCATTAACTCTCCTGCTAGTCCTTGAGATAGACTTTCATTTTGCATTTCTATTGGAGATACTGATACTTCTGGGTTTCTTGTTGGTTTAAGAGATTCTGCGCTAGTAGTTTTATACTTGGTCTTATCAGCATCTTTTGGATACTTAATTTTATTATCTTTATTTCGGATATAGTTATACGCTTTATCGCTAGTGTATTCTGGTTCATCTTTGAGATAAATTCCTAGATCTTTTTGCTTTTTAGTAAGATTTGCAACTTTCTTTTGATTAACTCCCCTTATATAGCTTTCTCCATAAGATGCGTTAGCTTCATTAATTAATTTATTCTTTTGTAATTGCATATTATAAGAAGCTGTTGAATCATTATATGATGTTAAAGCATCTTTATTAAATCCACCTTTTTGATAAGCAGCTGGTGATTCTATTATAGTTCCTTCTGATGGGCCAGTTGGTAAGTCTTGTATTCCTGGGGGTACATTTTTATAACTTTCTACTAAATGTCCTTGATTATCTATT